CCTTCTATGGCTGCGCTTGATCGGAGAGGACAGAGACGATGGTTGATGTTGTCGGACTCCGGTTCGTAACCGAGGGGCAGAAAGAGGCCCTTTCCGCACTGCGCGAATACCAGCAGGGCACCAAGACCCTAGCCGACCTTCAGAACAAGCACGTCGCCACGATGAACCGCGCGCTCGCGCAGCGCGAGGCGGCGGAGCGTAAGGCTGCTCAAGCCTCGGCTCGGGCGCGGCGCGAGATGGAGGTGGCTGCCCAACGCGAAGCCGCCGCTCAAGAACGCGCTGCAAAGCAGGTTATCGCCGCGCAGAACCGACGCGATGCCGAAGAACGCCGTCTCTATCAGAACCTTCTGCGCTACCAGCGTGAGAAGGAAGCCGCAGCGCAAAGAGAAGTCGCGGCGCAGGAACGCGCTGCAAAGCAGGTTATCGCCGCGCAGAACCAGCGCGATGCTGAAAATCGCCGCGCGCTGACGAACTACCTTCGCTACCAGCGTGAGAAGGAGGTCGCGGCCCAGAAAGAGGCTGCGGCTCAAGAGCGCGCAGCGCAAGAAACGGCTCGCGCGCAGCAGCTTGTTCAGGCTGAAATCTCGCTGTTGGCACGCGCCTACAACCCGGTAATGGTCGCGGCTCAGGTCTACAAGCGTGAGGTCATCCAGCTAAACCGTGCCCATGCGCTAGGAGTCATAAGCGCCGACCAGCTTGAAGCTAAACTGGGTGAGTTGCAGGTTGCTTATGCACAGGCGGGGCAGAGTAGCGCCAACGCCCAGAACTTTGTCAATCAGTTTGGTGCGGTCACGCAGGTCGCGGGCATAAAGACCAACCGCTTCGGGATGGTCGCGCAGCAGGTCGGTTATCAGGTTGGCGACTTCTTCGTGCAGATTCAGTCTGGCACGAACGCTTTTGTTGCCTTCGGTCAGCAGGCCACCCAGCTTGCAGGCCTGTTGCCGGGACTTGCCGGAGCCATTGTTGGTATTAGCATCTCTATAGGAACGGCGCTGCTGGCTGCGTGGAGCAGAACCAAAGCGGCGACGGACGAAGCCAGCCTCGCAACAAAAGCCTTCGAGGAGCGGGTTAAGTCCCTCGATGACACGGTGAAAGACTGGCTTCTGACTCGTAAAGCCGCATCAATGGGGCTTACGGTCGAGGAACTTACGGGTGTCGCTTCAATAGACAAGGCGCTGGCTGACCTGCGCGAAGCGGAAAAAGCGGTTGCTGATCTGCGCGCCCTCACCTCCCAGAAAGGGGTCGGTGGCGGTCAGGTCGCGTCCTCTGCCGCGCTCGGAGAGTTCGGGAAGTCGCTTTTTGGTGTCGATACAGCGACGCGGGAGGCGGCGGCAATTGACGCCCTCGCTAAGGCAGAAGAACGGTTGGCTGCTCTGAGGGCTAAGAACGCCGAGGAACGTCGCATTCAAGACCGAGAGCGTTTCACCGCCCTTCAAGCAGAGCAGCAAAAGTATGCCGCCGCCCTCCAAGCCGACGTAGATGCGATAAGAGCGACAGTCGGCGCAGAGACGCAGGCGCTGCAACAGCGCCTTGAACTGCTGCGTCTCACCGCGCAGTTCGGTGCGGAATCTGTTCAGTTGCAGCAGCGTCAGGCTGAAATCGCTCGCGAGGTCTACATGGCCGAGCAGATGCGTCAGGGTATTCTTGGGAACAATCTTGAGACGGTGATGGCGATCTACGACGAGATCGTCAAGACCGAGCAGGCGATTGCGAACATGGAAGCCATGATGCGGCTGTTCAACTCGGCTGCCAGCGCCAGCGCGGGGCTTGTGTCTGCTATCGGCGGCGCCGCGCAGGGCGCTATGGGCGCGCTGGAGGCTATGGCTGCGAAGATGCGCGAGATCGCCCAAGCCCGCGCCGCCGCGAATGCCGCGCTTGAGACGATGAGGTTCGAGTTTTCGCCGGGCGGGCGGGCATTGAGCGCCTTTGGCAGCCGCGCGCCGGGTGGCACGACCGCGCAGAACGCTCTTGGCACTCGAAACGAGCCTGTCGTGCCGCGTAGCGCGGGTGGAGGTGGTGGCGCTGCGGACGCCTTCATCAGCATGTTCCCCGAACTGCAAGCCGCCTATCAAGAGGCCCAGCGCCTTGCCAACCTCTACAAGCAGGAAGTCGATATCCTCGACAGCGCGCTGGCCAAGAACATCATCACGCAGGCGCAGTACAACGACATGCTGCTGCAAGCGCAGGATCGTTACGGTCAGGTGGCAGAAGACGCCAAGAACTACCAAGAGGAACTCCAGCGCATCGGTCAGGTCATGGAGAGCGCCATGACCGACGCCTTCATGTCCATCGTGGACGGCACCAAGTCGGCCAAGGACGCCTTCAAGGACATGGCCCGCGCCATCATCTCGGAACTGTTCAAGGTGCTGGTCGTGCAGCAGCTTGTCGGTCAGTTCAAGTCGGGCGGTGGCGGTATCCTCGGCGCGCTGGCAGGCGGGCTGAACCTGAACGCGAACGGCAACGCCTTCATGGGCGGCAA